GCAATCGTTGCGAGTCGATCCCGCGCGATACCCTTGACACGCTCGAGCTCGTTGCGCAATTCGTCAATCGCAATTGCGCAGTCTTCCTCATTCATCTCTTGCAGCATGGCGATGGATTTGTCGATAAAGTATTGGTTGTTGTTCATGTGTGTCATTATAGTCGTTTGGTTAGGCTGTGTCAAGCTGGTCATTCGCGAGTGTGAATGGATTGTGGATAAGTCAGCAGAAGGATCCGCGATGGTTATCGAGCATTTCCTCGAGCTTCTCATTCACCTTCGCGAGCTCAGTGCGCAGCCGCTCAATCTCATCAGCCGCGGCCTTGTTTCGATTGCACTCTTGGCAACGACAATAGTTGCCATGCCGTAGCGCAGAATCCCGAAGTTGTTTGACGATGTCGTCGGTCATGTTAGATACTCCGTTGGTCGTTGATGTTCAGGAAGTCAATGTCGGTTGATGGATTCGGTTCGTGACCCATTAGGCATTCACCTCCGCAGCGTATTCGGTACGCATCGACTTGAGGTTGTCGAGCTGGGTTTCAAGGTTGTAAACCTTGTCTTGCATCAGCTGCTTGCGACGAAGCAACTTACCGTACTTGTTCTCGATCTTGCGCAGCTCCTTGACGAGCATTTCCTTCAGAAGCTTCTCGCGAAGCATGGCGATGGTCATGATCGGTCGTGGGCCCTTGCGGGACTTGGTTGAGGTTGCGGTCTTGGTCATTCCGTTGCTGTTCTTGTTCTTCATGCGTTAATTATAGCAAGTCGCGCATTGTTGTCTACCCCTTGAGGCGATGAATCCGATTATATTCTCACTTTGTTCTAAGTCATGGCGTAGCCGGTGGTTATGCGATACGGGGTGATATGGGGTATTGGGGGTGGATTGTGGATAACTCTTCCCGTGTATCGGTCACGCTACAATGAAATTCGGTCAAAGGGACTCCCACCCTGTTAGGGGCTAGCAATTATTTCCGGATGTCCGCAGAATTCCTCAGAGGTTCGCAGAGGTTCAACAGAATTCCTCAGAGGTTCAACAGAATTCCTCAGAGGTTCGCAGAGGTTTCGCAGTCCACTCAGTTTCCCCCTCTGTGATTTACAAAGCACTACAGAGTCCTACAGAGCTTCATTCTGATTCCTTGTTTACAGATCTGAAAGCTTTTCTGAAAGTGTTTTCTGTAAAAAAATTTCAAAAAAATTTCTGGATGTATAAATAGTCTTATATAACCCCGAATGGAAAAATAATATGAACTTAAAAGAATACTTTAAACAAAAACTTAATTCTCAACTAAATGAGGGTTGTGGACCAAAACCAATGGTTTCAGTTAAGAAAGTCAAGGACGCAAGTCCAGGCAACGAGAATATACGAAAAGAGACTGACCGCATCAAGAGCGATGGTCAAAAGGACCTCAAGGGAAATCAGTCGAAGCTTGACCAGAATAAAAACGGCAAACTGGATGGACAGGATTTCAAGATTCTTCGCAACAAAAAGTAAGAGATGAAATCCTTTAAGCAATTCATTACCGAAGATGATATAATGGGTGGTCATGACCCCAATAGCACCATTAGTATTCATCGTAAAAAAGGATCATTAATCCCCAATCTGAACTCATTGGTTGCCAAGATAGGAAATGTATTTTCTCCAACTGAAACTACTCAAACATTGAAGTTGGATGATAATCATCATATTCACATAGACCATGACAAAGAACTGGGTAGAATGGCAGTTCGTCTGATGTCCAGTAAACCTGGTCATGAAAAGTCACCATTGATGACTTATCACGCGAGTCATGATCCCCAAGAAACTATTTCAACACCAGATGGCAAGAAGGTGGAAATGTATAGCGGAACTCCCCAAAAAGCGAGAACTGATGTTCGTCGAGGTGTTGTTAAAGTTCCTAAGAATTTCTTTCATGCTATTGTGAATGCTACTGGTGTTGGCATCATGTCTGGTGGAAGTCAAACTAAGGGTGGAGTCAACATGTGGAGAAAAGCAGTTCGTCATGGACACGAAACAGGTCACTCTGTTGAATCTATACATGAACTAGGTCCAAGATTCGCCAGTTCATATCAGATGATTGGAAGAATCACTCCAAGAAATTTTCAGGATGCCTATAATCTTGATGTTAGCACAAGAAAAAAAGGAAACACATCCAGTGTTCCAAGAATGTTTAACCACATAGACCCCGAGAATCCCAAGCATCGACCTGGTGTCACTAGAGTCTTTACTCGTCTTGTGGTTCTTCCCAAGAAGGAAAGCATTCAATGAAATCCTTTAAACAAATATTGTGGGAGGCAGATTCTAGCGAACCTGATATTGCTGCTGATCCACCACCAGCGCGTTTTCCAGGAAAAAAGACAACTCCACCTTCACCTCCAAACTTAAATCATCTCGAATATAAAGATCGAATGGCTGTAGAACACAAAGCGGTGTTACATGAGATTGGGATGAGAAAAGACATAGCGACTAAATCATGGATGGGAGCGAGGGGAGAATACAAAAAAGTTTCGTCTCCTGATCATCATATTCACACGATATTGAGCAACCCCGAATTCTTTGATACCACTCATACAGAATTAGAAGGCCTTGACCCTTTGGCAGCACATGGCACATGGTCGAATAAAATAATGGAGCATATTGGTAAGAAGGGGTTTCTTCGAGTTGCCAATAACTCAATTACACATCCTGATACATCTCAACCAAATGACATTGATGTATATCATGTTTATAGCGTTTCTCATCATGGTTGGAATGGAGACAATTCATCCTTTGTGGAACCTCTTAAGCATATACGAAATAATATCACTAAGCACATGAATACTCCAACTGATCAGGTGATGATTGATTTACATGGTGGAGCGGGAGGATTTGGATTATCATTTACCCCTCATACTAGACATAGATTGAAATCGGTAGAGGATATAGATGATTTCATAGCATCCCCTCCCCCGAGATACGAAGAGTTTCAAAGAAAATCACGCGATAGAATTGGAACTCTTCCTGAAACACCACGCATTCCTAATTCCACAGAGATTCGGGACCTTATTCCAAAGACTCCACCAGCTGATTCTGTAGTGCCACAGGCTATATGGAATAATATGAGAAAACTTGGAGACTCCTACCAACCTCTACGATCATTTTCATCCTTTATACAGGAAGAGAAAAAACAACAGACTCTTGGTGATCATGTTAGTATTAAATTGAATGATCCAGAGGCACATGTATGGGTCACTCGAAGCGGGTCCACTAAATCAGTAGGAACTCCTACCAACGAATTCTCTGAACATCACTTTGGAGTGACCATTCGGAATCCAGATACATTGGATCCAAAATATCTGTATTACATGCTACAACATGTACATGGGTCTAAATATTTTGAAGGCAAGGCGAATGGCGCAACCAATCTGGTTCATATCAAGCGAGAGCATATCGCCAATATACCAATAGGATGAGTTTCATGAAATACTTAATACTTGTTCTGGTTCTTTTGTTCACTCGTCCTTCTATGGGAGAGACTATAATTCTTCCCGTTCAAGACCTTCTATATGAGGTTCCTAACTTTACCAACGCTCCCAAGTTCAATCTTGGTGCAGCGATCAATGGTGAGGTTGTGTTAGAGACACCCAAGAAAATAACGAGAAAGTCCAAACGGGAAATAGAGAGAAATATTATAAATATGATATGGGAAGAATATCCTGATGCTCAGAGCATACGAATCTGGCATGGAAATGTAATAATAAAAATATGAAAAACTTTAAACAATATATCCTAGAAGGGGAACCATCTTCCGTTCTTCCATCTGAAATAACCGATCCCCCAAATACTAAAGTAAATACTCTTAGTTATTCTGGAAATAAAACCAGAGAACCCACAAAAACTAAGATAGTGAATAAAAAGAATACAAATGTTGATTCTAGCACCAATATGAGTGCTGATACAGCAACATCTTCTAATCCAACCCCATCTAAATCTCCAACATCCAATTCCAACACAAAACTTATATGAAGATATAATAGGATGAGTATCTCTCATATAGGTATTGACATACATAGTCCTGTATGGTATAATACTAATATCAGAAAGCGAAGTACTTATGGACGCACAAACTATTATAAAGGCATATTTACCAATGGTCAATTCTAATATTGATGATGATGACGAAGACGAATTAGACGAAGATGAATTAGATGAAGAATATGATGACGAAGACGAATTAGACGAAGACGAAGACGAAGACGAAGACGAAGAAGATGAATTTGACGATTTTGATTCTGATGACGAAGATGACGACGATGACGATGACGATGATGATGATGATGATGATTACGACGATGATGACGATGACGATTATGATGACGATCAACAACAATCTTGAAGTCAAAAATGATCATATCCGAACAAATCGAAGAATGTCGTAGATTAAGTCGGCAGTCGGAAGAATATGCCTATGATAGATTGTATGAAGAAAGTAATGTGGTGTGGACTAAGGCATCTGAGCTAGCAGTAAAGTTATTACGAGACAATGCGTCAGGAACATTTCTTGATTCAGAATATCGTTTTCTCAAATCAATTATTAACCATATAACAGAAGAAGATTAAATAATGCGTGATAATACGATTGAAGTTTTTTTAAATGAAGAGTATGGATATAAGTGTTGGATATGGCGACCAAACATGAACGAAGATGAATTCGTTTCATGGTGGAATAGTGCTACAGAATCAGATATCATCAAGTATTTCTTCAATATTCACGCTCTTCCTGGTTCGTTGCGTGAATATACCGAAAAGCATATTGGTGGATCAGCAACTAAACGAGAATATGGCGATCCAATATCACATCGTCCATATTATTATTGCCACTTCCATGATGTGGACGATTCCTATATCTCAATTGGACCAGATAATTATCGGTTCAAGAATCGCACACGATATGATTGGAAGGATTACTGGCTAGATCATAATCTGCGAAAGCAAAATGCTTTCAAGAGTTAATTGAGTCCCAATATAGTGGATGTTGATGGTTTTATAGTGGAACAAACAATTGGATATACTACTCCAGCTAGTGCTTTTATTGTCACTCGCGCGGTTGATCCTCTTGCTGGAATAAACTCGACATTATGAGCAGTTTCTGCTGTGCTGATAAATCCAGATATGCTTCCAGTATAACCAGCTGTTGTAATTGGAAATGCTATTGTGTATTTGTCTGACATGTGATTAAATCTCCAAAGATAAATATATGTATGAACAAACCTAATTGGAAAGAACTTGACATTAAAATAGCTAGCGATTATACTCATGGTAGTCCAGAATACTATCGTGAAAAATTACGGGGTATGTTAGGATTACCTAAACTACTTCCAGGAGAAAAAGATGCCACTACACAAAAACGAGATAACAAGAACAATTCTATTGGACTTCCTCGTAGAAGGAATCTGTAAGATAGCATTTGTCAAGCGAGATGGAACACTTCGTATAGCATTGGCAACACTAAATTACGATTTGATTCCATCACAATACACAAAGGCAGTCGATAAGATATTTCTTCCCGATGCCAAAGTTGATATTTTACCATTTTGGGATGTAACACAAGGCGCATGGAAGAGTTTCTATGTAAATAGTGTTGAATTATTCATTAATGCCAAAGAATTGACAAAGAATACTCCCGATAATAAGCAAAAACATGAAAAAGTAGACGAAAATAATAAAGATGCTGATGATATTCAGGATATGGATGATAATAAGAAGAAAAATCTTGAATCCAGTCAGCAAAAATCAAATAAATTCTTTGATAAGAGTCGCGACGAGAAAGATGTTGATCCAGTAAATAGAATTAATACTCGTAGCGCGAAATTACCAAGAAACACAAGAAGTAGTATTACCGAACAATACGAAAAACACAAGAAAGATAGGGAGAATGCGACACACATTCTCAATAGACTCCGTGCGGAAGCACTTAAACGAAAGGATAAGAAATAATGGCGCGTAATAAAGATTCAAGTCGTGGATTAAGTTCGAGAACTCAACGAAAACTTAGGGACGAGATGGCGTTAAAGACATTAAATAGGAAAAAGAACCTAATTGGAACTACCGCTAACAAAAAGGAAAACTCATGAATGCTCCAATGACAGATGTTTCTCATAAACATCGCAAGGCAAAGAATCGTCGCAAGGCGAGAGCACATGAAAGTCTTGCGAATGCCAAAAAGAAGACTCTAGAAGAATTGTATAAGCAAGATCGTCTTCCAAAATTCCTCTATCACCGACTTGGACTATGAACATATTCATTCTTGATAAAGATCCGTGTATCTCCGCACAGATGATGTGCGATAAACATATAGTTAAGATGATTGTGGAGGGCTGTCAGATGCTCTCCACAAATCATCGTCTATCTGGCAGTGATGTTGTATATAATGTTCCTGTAAATCTATACAAGCAAGCATTTGCCAATCATCCTTGCACTATATGGGCAAGGCAGACCAAAGAGAACTATATGTGGTTGGCAGACCACACGCTTGAACTCTGCCATGAATACACACGAAGGTATGGCAAGATACATTCGTGTGAACAAATGTCTAAGTGGTTCTCCAAGTATTATCCACTCAGAACTCCTGATGGGGATTTGACACCATTCGCACAGGCAATGCCAGATGAATTTAAAGTTCATGGAAATGGTGTATCTGCGTATCGTAAATATTATATTGGGGTAAAGTCCAAGTTTGCCAAATGGAAATATACAAAAATTCCAGATTGGTATACAGAGGGCTTGACAAACGCTCCAGTTATGGTATAATATGAATATAACAGGAAGATGCTCTTCACACATTATGAAGGATATGACAATGATTAATATTTAAAAAAATGTCAGATTAGAGCCAGTTATATTATAATGTAATGAGTTTGATGATTTAGAGAAAATCATCATTGCGTATCCTTATAGGTTCTAATACGCTCTTACATACGAAACTAGGCGTTAAACACAACGGGGGACTCGCCACCCCCTGTTTTATTTTGCCCCCATAACTCAGCGGTAGAGTAATAGCCTTTTAAGCTAATGGTCGTAGGTTCAATCCCTGCTGGGGGTATTCTATATACATTATTGCGGGATTAGCATATTGGTGATGTCCTGGTTTTCCAAACCAGTTAAACGGGTTCGATTCCCGTATTCCGCTTTATGAGTGATAATCGAAAACATTCTGCTGGCAAGGGTGATAAACCTAGAACAATGGACTACCAAAAATGGTCAGAGAATTGGGATAGAATTTTCGGTAAAAAGGATAAACCCAACAATGGCAAGCGACACAGAAGTAAAGTTTTACATAGAACGGCAAAAAAGACGAGAAGCTCAACGCGAAAATCAGCATGAGCATGATTATTACATGGTATTGCTAAATACCAACAAGAACGGATCAGATTAATGACTACAACCAGCCCAAAGTCCCCAAAGAAATCAGAAGTCAATGAAAATTTCAAAGAAATACTTTATGAAATTAAAGTAGTCAATGCCATTGTGATATTGAATACATTAATTGTGTTGGGTATCATAGCAGTATCGATATTATATTGGATCGTAACGGATGGGTAACCGCGACATCACCATATCGAGAATTATATTATCTTTTAGTATATTAGCTCTTTTGTTCTTGCCTCCTAGAATTAAAATAACAACAAACATACCACCGACAGCAATTTGTAGCAATAACATAAAATGAAATATATGGAGAATTATCATGATTCCGGAAGAAGAAATAAAAATTAAAATCAATAACAAGATGTGGAAGGTGAAGATTGTAAAATCTACCGACCTTGCTGCTGCTTCATATGGCGAATGCGATCATCCAACCTATGCCAAACCAGAAATTTGGGTTAAGAGAAGTCTCAAACCAATTGATATGATGGATACTATCATCCATGAAGTGCTTCATGCTATTCGTCCAGAGTTATCTGAAGAAGCTGTACTAGAAACCGCTACGACCATCGCTAAAGCGTTGTGGAAGTTAAAGTATCGTAAGATGCCTCGGAATACGGAATGACATCATGGGAAGGGATTGCCCCCTTCCTGACATTCTATTAAATAGTTCATTTGCTATTACCGATTCGGGTGAATCATCATGTTCAAAATCACTGAACATTGATTGATACACTCGTTGCTTTCTTTTAACCATATCTGGATTTACATCCTCTGCTCCCATGGAAAATGTTGTAAGGGGTATACCACTTTCACTCATTGTTCTATGGTGATGTGCTAGTGCTTTGGGAAGAACATATCTTAAAAAGTTTGGACCACTCGCAGCAAAATCTGTGGACTTACCAAAGTAATCACCATTACGAGCAAATCCGATAACAGATATGCTTTCCTTTGGTTTATGTTTGTAATTTGCTAACGATATATTCCAATTATCTGACTTACCTTCCATTCCGATAATTTCTACATCGTAATGCCATAGGTGGACTCCACACCTGATTCCTTTGTTTATGAGCTTTAGCTCGCCATGCTCCTCAGTTGAGGCTAATAGCTCATTCTTATTTTTAAAGTTTAAATAATTGAAAAATGATTCAAAAATCATATAAGATATTTAGGAATTTCGCTGGGAAAGCGTCCAAGGGGCTTGACAAAGGGTAGGGATATGTTATAATATACCCAGTTAACCGAACGACGAAAAGACTCACGACGATTCGGATGGTTTCAAGAGTCAAAGAAACGACAGAAAAGGAATATTATCATTATGGCAAACAGCACAATCACTCTCTCCAAGAAGCGTCAGGTCATCAATCATCTCTCCCGTGGTTGGGGTATCGACTCGCGTGAAGCAAAGACCAAGTACGGAGTTCAGAACCTCCGCGCTACCATGAGCGACATTCGTGAGCAGGTCGAGCAGTACGGCAATTGGGAGATTGAGTCTGTCGAGAGCGGTCGCACCACTCGCTACTTCATGCGCGACACTCACCCAGGTAGTCGCACCTATGGGTTCCGTAAGGATGGTTCGCGCTTCATGATCAGCAACAACGCTTGATCGTAACAACTTAATATTCGCGAAGGTGTGGCAGAAATGCCACACCTTTGTTTTATGACAGACTCTGATACAATCTTAAATTTCGCCTATCCTCTGTGTCTTGAAATCAAGAGACAGAAGAAGCATCTATCTCTCATCTTTCATAAGAAGAAACTACTCTCTATTGGAAGGAATTGTTTCAAGACACATCCAGAAGCAAAGAAGATTGGATATCCATATGAAGAGATGCATTCTGAACTCGACGCATATCAGAAACTTCCAAAGAAATATCGTGGATTGAAATTGATTCTCGTGAATGTAAGATTCAATCGTTTTCGTCAACTTCGTATGTCGCGTCCGTGTGACCTTTGTACGCCTTGGTGTCGTGAGGTGTTTGACTCTATATACTATACCGACAACGAAGGAATCAAAAGATTGGAATAACTCATGAAATATGTACTAAAAGAAACAAAAGAAACTTGCGTGATCGTTGAAACCTTTACCGATTTATTTGGCGATGAAATGTGTAAGATTCAGACTGAGTCTGGTCAACGCATGGATGTTGCTAAAGAAGACCTTTTACATTTTCTACAGGACTGACTATGCCATTTCGACTACACATTGACATTCCACTCAACATGACTGAAGAAGACGCTCTAATGGCATCTCAACAAATTCTAGGTATCTTGGCAGATGTAGATACCGACGCAATTCTCCTCAATGCTATTGGTGTCGAGGAAATTAATTATCGTCTAGGACACGATGAGGATCGCCAGAAGAGTAATTATTTTCAGAAAGACTCCAATGGTCATGTGAACAATAAGAAATCAAAGATTGTTGTTCCCAAGATGGAACAACTTGAAGCGATGAAATCTCTCGCAACTTCAGACGAAGAGCTTGACATTACGCACTGATTCTGATATAATACAATCTACGCGCCGTGGGCGGAAAGTTTCGCAGGGTTGCTTATAACAATCTCAAGCCAGAGCGTTACTGGAACGGCGTATTGCGGGGATGTAGACCAATGGCAGAGTTAATTGACTCAAAATCAATCCAGTGTGGGTTCGAGTCCCACCATCCTCATTCTATATCTAAGGCCTTGTCGTCTAGTCTGGTTAGGACTCAACCCTTTCAAGGTTGCTACGGGGATTCAAATTCCCCCAAGGTCATTTTTGTAATGTAGCATGGTATTCCCATACTATTATAAATAAAAATAGAAGGAGTACTCCTATGTTCATTACAAAATTTCTAGAAATTCAAAATCAACTTCGTATCTTTCATTGGCAGACCAAATCATTCTCAGAGCATAAAGCTCTTGGAGAAGCATACGCGGGATTAGATGATTTAATCGATTCTTTCGTAGAAACTTATTTTGGAACAAATGGGGTTCGCAGAGCAACCAAGACATTTGACATTTCTCTTTCAAATTATGATGCTGGTGGACCAAAGCAAGTTATAGATGATGCTATTTCGTTTCTAACAAATGAGTTGGATAGCTTGGTTCAAGGAAATACAGACCTTCTCAATACTCGTGACGATATGCTCAGTTTAATGCATCACACTAAGTATCTACTCACACTCAAATGATTAACTTTTGGATGATTACCCAAGTAGCAACGGGGGCAGATTGTAAATCTGCTGTTTTAAACTTCGTAGGTGCAAGTCCTTCATCATCCATTCTCTGATAGCTCAGTTGGTAGAGCTGCGAGCTGTTAACTCGCATGTCACTGGTTCAAGTCCAGTTCAGAGAGTTCGCCACTTTAGCTCAGTTGGTAGAGCAGTAGTTTTGTAAATTACTTGTCGCTGGTTCAAATCCAGTAAGTGGCTTAGGAAAATATATTATGAAACCATTTGGATACTCGTATTTGTTGGATATGTATGGCTGCCGTAAAGGTTCAGCAGATAATTTAGAATTGGTATACCGATTTCTAGAAAAGTTAGTGGATAATATAGGAATGACTCGTATGAGTCAACCAGTTGTTATGCATGGACCGACTGACAAGAATGGCATTGAGATTTATCCTGATAAAGCAGGAATCAGTGGATGGGTTCCCTTGATCGAATCTGGTATTCAGATTCACACATTGGAACCTACTCGTTTTATTACACTTGATGTATATTCTTGTAATAAATTCGATCAGAATATCGTCTTGGAATTTGCCAAGAAGAATTTTGAATTTACTTCTTACGAAGACCATTACATTGAAAGGGGTGTTAAATTTCAATAATGAATACTCACAGAATCATTCAAGGAGACTGCCGTGAAGCACTCAAACAAGTTGCAGATGAATCTATTCATACTTGCGTTACCTCACCTCCATATTTCGGACTTCGTTCATACAACGGAGGAGATGATGAAATCGGATCCGAGCAGGAAGTCCATGAGTATGTCAAGGCAATGGTTGATGTGTTCCGAGAAGTTCGTCGCTGTCTTCGTCCTGATGGCACTTTGTGGTTGAACCTTGGTGATTCCTATATGTCTCAGAAGAATGTAGCACCACCACCACAGACAATCGGGGGGCAGCGGGATATGCCTACAACGATTCCTGGTAATCGTAGGGAGCAGAAGGGACTGAAGCACAAAGACCTCATAGGCATCCCGTGGCGGGTTGCATTTGCCCTGCAAGCGGATGGTTGGTGGTTGCGTCAGGACATCATCTGGCATAAACCAAATCCTATGCCTGAATCAGTCGAGGATCGTTGCACTAAAGCACATGAGTATATCTTTCTTCTTTCCAAGAAGTCTCACTACTACTACGACCATGAAGCTATCAAGGAAGATGCAAAGTATGCTGATTGTGGTAGACCATCCGCCAAGAAAGGCAGTTTCAATGCAAAGGGTGAGCCTCTACCAGGACAACTTCCATTCAGGGCAATTGTTGAAAAAAAGAACAAGCGTTCTGTGTGGAAGGTAAATACCAAAGGTTACAAGGGAGCGCATTTCGCGGTCTATCCAAAGAATCTTATTCTTCCCTGTATTCTTGCTGGTTGTCCCGAAGGTGGAAATGTTCTCGATCCCTTTACTGGTAGTGGAACCACAGCAGTTGTTGCTCTTGAGAATAATAGAAACTTTGTGGGAACTGAACTAAATCCCGACTACATCAAGTTGGCAGAGAAGAGAATCGCTCACGAGATACCGAATACACTTGCCTCTATTTTGGAATAACTTATTATGACGATGCCCGACGAGATGTTCAACGCTATACGAAACGCACGGATGTTCATGGTGGATCTGTTGGATCCAAAGGCAACCCCAAAGGTTCCAACGGATATCCGAAAGAAAGCTAGGGATCGACTCAAGCACTTCCCATCTGAATTTGACATTTCAGAGATGGAGAATTTCTATAATGCAGCGCATCTAGACAAAAACGTCATTATTGGGGAAACTAACAAGCAATTACAGCGAGTTGCCAACGAAATAACAATTGCTCAGTCTTCTCTCCGTAAAGTCACTGGTGTGCTACAAGAATTTATAAACAAGCCTTGATAATATAGGATTAGTTATTGGGTAGTATACCCTACTTATACATAATATTATGAGTTAATAATGAATTCTGACTATGATGACGATTGGCAAGACGAAGAGCACGATTTAGATGTACGATTAAGTTTATATTTTGGTATAATTGTTCTTATCATTTTTATATTAAGTATAATAGTAATGATATTAATTATACATTAATAGGAGTTAATTGAATGTCTATAGGCGACCTTAAAGAATCGTATGAATTGGGACTAGCATCCATTGCTATATTGACTGGTGTGGCGATTGGGATGATAAAGTATAGAAATGCCAAAAAAGTCTATACCGCAATCAAAAAAGAATCTGAGTTCTCCCTTTCTAATATAAAAATTTGGAAATTGATAACTGATTTGCGAACTGAATTGGAAGCATCAAGGGTTTCAATCGTTCAATTTCACAATGGTGGGAAATTCATGGATGGTTCTTCCATGCGCAAGATGAGTATCACTCATCAAACATATCATTCTAACACCTGGTCTACTGCTGCGTTGATGCAGGACACATTAGTCACCAGATTCATAGAATTGATTTCTATTCTGCAACATAATTGTCCAAGAATTAGGAATCCTATTACTCATACGGAATGTAATACCAAAAGTTTCTATTCTATGAATAATACCAATGCAATTTCATTATTGCCCATATATGGCGATAATAATCTTTTAATACATGGATATATGTCTATTGAGTGGGAAACAATACCAACATCCATGTCTGTAGAAAAGATGAATATGATAATTTCAACTAGAGATTCCATAGGAATGCTGTTGCATTCTTCAAATTGATAAAAATAGACAATTCGTTGTTGACAACGATTATATATACGATATAATAGAGGTCACATGCAACGAACCGAAGTGGATCGAACTCGATTGATTTATGTGCAGTGGACACTAGAGTGTCAATCTGTCGATATGCTTTTAACTGAAAAAGAAATCAAAAGAGCTATGACTCGTTCATCAGATCCAAAGAATTCGTTGTTGGTGACACCTAAATATTGTGAACCAAAACTGATACAAGAGGCTCCAAGAAAATGTACATTTTGGAGATGGTTATTTCGTGTGTGTTGAAATTATTTACTATAAGGAGTAAATCATGGAAGTTAAGATAATTCGATTGAATAGTGGTGAAGAGATTATTTGTAATTATAAGGTAACGGGAAAGACTGCTACCATAAAGGATCCAGCGGTTCTCATTCCGTCACAAGAAGGTAAACTCCTTCTTGCTCGTTGGCTACCATATGCCAAACATCCAGAGGATGGAATTGAAATTCCAATCACACAAGTCATGTTTGTGGTTGAACCTCAAAAGGATTTGGCGGACCATTACACAACGGTTGTTGTCAATAATCTTGTCATTCCTGGCAAGAAAATTGTTGATCCTCTAGCAGGGTCTAACCTGAAACTTTCAGTTTAACTCTTGACATTGTGATCGTCCTATGGTATAATAGGGGCATAAGACCTCATAGTTAAATGGATATAACTACAGCCTTCTAAGCTGTTATTCTAGGTTCGATTCCTGGTGGGGTTGTTTAAAAATGGTTAGATTATATATATCTATACCATGATAAAAAAATGTACTAAATGTTCTGTAGAAAAAACGCAAGATCAATTCTATTCTAGAAAAGGAAGAAAAAATTCATATTCGTATTGTAAAGATTGTTTCAATCGCTATTGTATGGATAGATGGAAAACTAGAAAAATTGAAGTAGTGAATGAAATGGGTGGATGTTGTAGTAAGTGTGGATATAACAAATCAATGTCTGCTTTAGAATTGCATCACCTAGACAAAGATTCTAAAACATATGAATGGTCAAAAATGCGAATGTTGAGTGAAAATAAACTCAAGAAAGAATTATCAAAATGTATTTTAGTTTGTGCTAACTGTCACAGAGAAATACACGAAAGTATATATGAACAAACACAATACATTAATTCATAGAGTTTCAAATCAACTCTTGTGGGAACTCAGGATCAGAGGCAATAAATGGGAGTGGTATCCATCTCACCATCGTGCGGTGAACAATTATTATTATTTCAAATCGAAAGGAACTAAAATCATGAAGAATCGTAGTGTTATTATCGGACTTGCATTTGTAGGACTCGCAACGCAAGTATTCCCTCTAATTTGTGCAGGTGCGCTCAAGCAGAATTACATTGAGGCATTCAATGCTGCTTCAGTTATCACTCTCTTCTGTGCATTCATTCTCAATGTGTGGTCACAACCATGCACAAAGGATAAGGATTATGAGCGCGATGCAATTCGTCGTGACTTTGATGCGGTCTATCGGCACATTGACGATAGTGCGCGGGATCTTCGTGATGAAATTCGTCTTGTGAGAGATCTCAATCGTGAATCTACTCGTTCTAAGAAGTAAAAGATATAAATATATTGGATGATAAAAACAACTTATATTTACTCCTTTTTAGAATTAAGTGGTAAACCTAAACGATTTTTAGAATCTAAAGTAGATTGCAAAATATTGGGTTACGGTGTTTCAACAGACACCGTAACCCTTTCTGTTTTATATGAAAACATGGAAGCATTTACTACACTCAGTAAGTCTTTACATTTTAGATTTGGGTTACTACCAGAACACACAAAACACATTTAACCCCTACCATAGAATCCAGTCTTGGAATTTCCATTACGATTCACAGGGCCAGCAACATTGGCAATATTAGAAGATGCCAACGCTATGTTGGATGCCAATAGGTTTGTTATTGTTACCAATTTATCTGTGGTTGATATCTCTACTGCGGTATCTGTCTCGGGTGTGACACAGAAACTTCCAAATGTTATGGTAGATGTAATATTATTAACAAGACTTGACCTAAAGCGGCATTGAGATGATGTATGATTGTCAGTACATGATATCACTACACCATCTTGACTCTGAACACATGAACCTAATTGAGTTTCATTTACATCAGCGTCTTGTGTGAATGTATCGGTAGTTCTGATGTATATACTCACTAATACCTTTTCATCGATAATCGATTTTACAGGTATAACTCCATTTAGTTTCATGGACTCTACGCCATTTGGGTCTAGAGATATTTCAAGTATCTCATACTTTCCTGAAACCTCACTGAATGATATGAAATCTCCGACCTTTGCTCCGATACGATTAAAGGAGTTCTTTGTATTATACCCAAATAGATTTCTAACAATGGTTATTTGATTGGTTTCACTTGAAATTATTGAACTAGCGACAATCAATGGTATTTCTTCGAAGTATTTCTTATCATATCTGACGATATCAGCATTCAAGGTAGTAACACTGGTTACATTTGCCTTTATGATTCCATTAAAGTATTCTGCGAAGGTAAATTCTCCACTCAAATCAGCAGTATCTTCAGTATTTGAATTGGAATACAATCCATTATGAATGTAGAATGTAGTTCCTATGGCAAATTTTGAAAAGAATGATTTTACTTTCGTTTCGGTATCAGCATTAGTTTGATTTGAAAAATCCAAGAAGCATTGAGTATTATTATTAATGAATATAATAGTTGGAATTGAAGTGATTCCACTATTGTAGGATATGGTTTCTTGTTTTACTATTTCATATGACAATCCATACATCACACTGGTTCTAACCAATATCAATTTCTCAGCAGTAGTAGACTGCTTATAATTTGTGGTATTTTGAACTGAATTTCTCATGATGCGATATATGAAACTATAGCTCTTATATTGGTATCGGTTCTGATGAACACTTTCTTTAAATCATCAACTTCAAGAAACACACTATCTCCCGCATCAAGAACATAACCATTTGAAGTTGTCAATGTTCCACCATTTCCAATATAGACAGGTCCTGTATTAGCTCGTAATGCTTTAATAGTGACACCAGTTTTTATAGATCCAGTTGTGATTGGTGTTGGAGTTGTAGTTGCTGTTGTCTGTCCATGTAATATCGTGCTTGCTCTTTTGATTTCTTTAATCGTTACATTTGCGCCAGATGTGCTGGTCAATTGATTGGATATCGTTTGAATCGCTAATGTATTCGATGATATTGTTGTGAGAGCACCAATTAATGGTTTATTGGTATTTTCTAAAGAACTAACGATATCGGTGTCATCAATTGTTACCGTACCAGATACTGAGACAGGAACTGGACTTGTAGCACCAATTTCAACAGCACCACCAGCAAGCGAACCTTTGATTGTTATAGGAGTTCCACCAGCAGTATATCCCTGAACTCTGAGTGCTCCTTCGGAAGCGTTGGTAACACCAACGGTTGCGGTATAGGAAACACTGAAATTGATACCAGGATTTACAAGAGCAACCTTAATAGCATCTCCCGACATTCCTAGAGTTGTGCCATCACTAGCATACATTCTAGCAAGCACCTTATTACCGAGGTCAGAACCATATACAGCAACACTATGAGTAGCTGCCGACATGGATATCCCACTAATCGATACTGCTCCAGCGACCGTCACGCTGTCTGAAGAACTATTCAATCTTCGACCGCCGGTGATTCCCATGGCAACTCCACCACTCACACCATATACAGCAACACTATTTGATATAGTAACAGGACCAGAAATTCCAACTGGAGTTCCATTTACAATTCCTTGAATAGTACCGGTAATACCAAGTTTAGCATCTGCTGCGAAAGTAGAACCAATGACCACTAATGGAACACCAGTTACACCACGAACAGGAAAATAACCACTGGCAGAAAGATTACCAGAAACAGGAATAGCAGTCGATTGACCATATATTCTCACAGGAAGAGGATAGTCAGCAGTAACTCTATTTGAAGTTGAATAATCTCCCCATGCTATTTTTTGTAATGGCACATGGGTAGCCAATAAATTATAGCCAGAAGTTCCATAATCGGTTGCTAGTGAAGCATAGTTAAGACCGGTTTCTCTTGTTGTAACGTCAATATTACTAGTAGTATCTATCGCCATGTGTAAATTATCCTTTATTTGTATATATAATGATATGCTTGATGTTTTTTAAAATGATGGTATACTAGTGTCATGCTACACACAATATCAAAAGAAGAATTTTCTAAAAAAGTCGAAAAATATGTTCAGGACAAGAACACCTCCTACATGGAGACTATTCTATTGTTGCTAGAGGAATATTCATTTGATTTTTCACTTGCTCCTAAGTTGCTAAACCAACCACTAATGGAAAAATTGGAAAATGAATATAGAGAATTAAATTTCTTACCTAAAGTTAAAAACAAATTACCTTTTCGTTGACATGTAATATTTATCATTGTATAATATCATCATGTGGGGAGTTCCCACTAATAATAAGTCCGAAGGAGAACTTCGGGGAAAGTAGGAGTTATGGGTTTTAATGATTTAAAGAAGAAGTCCAAGTCTGGTATTGAAGATTTAATTAAGAAGATGGAAGACCAGACGAAGACCAAGGATTATAAGGATGATCGTTTTTGGCGACCTGAGCAGGATAAGTCTGGTAACGGATTTGCGATTATTCGTTTCCTTCCTCCTATAGATGGCGAAGAAGTTCCATGGAATAAGGTATATAACCACGCATTCCAAGGAACTGGTGGTTGGTATATCGAGAATTCTTTGACCACCATTGCTCAAAAGGATCCAGTTTCAGAGATGAATAGTCAACTTTGGAATTCTGGATTGGAATCCGATAAGGATTTGGCACGAATTCGTAAGCGCAAGTTAACTTATATTTCAAATATCTATGTGGTATCAGACCCAGCTAATCCTCAAAATGAGGGTAAGGTGTTTCTATACAAGTATGGTATCAAGATTTATGAGAAGATTGAAGAAGCGATGAAACCAGAATTCAAGGATGAAGAACCAATCAATCCATTTGATTTCTGGAAGGGTGCTAACTTCCGCATCAAGATTCGTAAGGTTGGTGGATTCACCAATTATGATAAGTCGGAGTTTGATTCTCAGACTCCTCTTTTAGATGATGATTCCAAGATGGAAAAGATTTGGAAGTCACAACATCCACTTCTTCCCTTTACTGAAGCAGCGAACTTCAAGAGTTATGATGAACTCAAGACTCGTTTGAATGAAGTTCTTGGTGGAGATATTCGTAATTCTACTCCAACTCAGAAGACCATTGAAGATGTTTCTGAAAGCATGGGGGAAAAGAAATCTTCCTTCAAGTCCAAGAAACCAGTCGAAGATGATGTTGATGAAGAAACTGATGCTCTCAGTTACTTTCAAAAATTAGCAGATAGCTAAATTACCTTTAGATTTCTCAACCAATAGCAGTCCTCCAAATCGGGGGACTGCTTATTTTTTCCATTATATCCATCAATGAACTATAGTCATTAACAAGATTAGTATTGATATTATCAGTAGCTGCTGACTGATTGTCCATAAATTGAACATCATCACCTTCAGAGGGTGTTGGTATATCCATATCTGTATATAAAGACTCTTCATTTTCTTTGGTCTTTTCTGATTCTTCAGATATTATTTCTCTGATTATTTGTTTTATATTTTCGCTAGTATCAGTTAATGTTGATGAACGAGATATGTTTGATATCTTTGTAGAATAATCCGATTTGAATAAATTGTTAATCCCGTCGAATTCCACGGAATTAGAAAATCTATTGGTTGTATTATTGGTATCTCCCGTATAAGATGTTTGATTTGAATTAAAATTATTGTTCGTATACGATGGATTACTTGTATTACTAGATGCCGATTGATTGTTGTTGAATGATGATTGATTGGATTGTGAATTATCGGTAAATGTGTCTGTGCTGTTGTTACTGATATTCGTTTGATTTGATTCAGAATTGTCTATTCCTATGTTATCATTGTATGAACTTAATAGAGCGTGTGTGGTTGATTGCCCACCAAGCATGGCATTGATGGTTGTATTATGTCGAATGTTTCCATAGGTTTGATTACTATTGCTGATACTATCAACACTATTGTTCTGATTAAATCCATTAAGCATAGTTCCACTAGTTGATGTGGAATTAGTTGTGCCACCTGTATTGTTCGTAGTGTTCTGTTGTGTAGTCGATTGATTTATGGTTACATTACCATTAGTAATATTAGAAGAGGTATTACTGATGTTTTGATTTCCATTGTTTATCGTTGTATTATTATTTTGTTGTGATGATGACGATACAGAAGAAACAGGAGATGATGATGTGGATGAAGTGTTCGATTCGCTGTTGCTGCTGCCGTCATCTAGTATATTATCAGTATATGGTCTAGATATTGAATTCATATTGACATCGTTTGATATACCTTCAATGGTTGTATCTGATGAATTAGAATTTAGATTTACATTGAAGTCAGTGGCATCTCCCTGCGTATAAGAGTCGATGAAGGCAGTTGAGTCTACTTGGGTATTGTTGTTTGTATATTCATTATCGGTATTGGTGTAATCAATATTGGATAACTGATTATATGTTTCACTTGGGTCGCTGTATTGCGCAGTGTTGCTATACATCGATAACGATTCGTCATTGTTGGCATAATTTTGATTGGAGGTATTTGTATTTGTATTTGTTGTATTTCCGCTAATAGGTGAATCACTATTACTGATGTTATTGATATTGGTTGTATTTCCACCAACATTTATAGTATTGCCACCAACATTGGTGTTGATTGTAGTTGGCGAAGAAGTTGGTGTAATATTGGAATTAGTAGTATTGTTGTTTGGAACACCTTCACTTGATAATACAGAAGAAAATGCTAACTGAGAAATTATGGATGCTGGACTACCAGGAAATATATTAGTTGTTGATTGATTATTTGGTTCAGTGGTGCTTTCGCTATTTGTTTCATTAACATTAGTTGTTGCTGAAATATTTGAGTTAGTGCTTTCAACACCACCAATATCAATAGGAACAACTGGAGCAACTGAAGCAGTAGGAACAAGGTTATCTGTTTCTAGAGATAATGGAGCGGTTGCCATGGGTCCTGTTGCTTTTGGTATATTAGCAGTAGGAGTAGGAGTAGGAACAACAGGAGTAACAGCAGCAGGAGCAGTAGTAGGAGTAGCAGTAGGAGCAGTAGGAACAACAGAAGCAGCAGTGCGAGGGTCTGATTTAATTGCTTCTTTTTCTAATAATTCCTTCGTAACCCTTGCTGTATCTTCCTTTGCCAATCGTTTAGCAGCATCAATTGTCTTTGGTCCAAACTTATCGGTATCCTTCATCGACCCATTTGGATTAATGGTGTCGTCTGCTAGTAGTCTTCCTTCTGGACTATTGGGATTCTTATAAGAACCTCCAGTTACCATTGGAGTTCCAGTTGAACTTCTTCCAACACTAAATTGTGGTTTGTTTACTTCAGCAATCCTACCCTCTGGTGAGTTCGGATTTACATAATTATGATTGTGAACCTCGTTGGTTATATTAGTTGTATTCGATGAAGAAGGGGTATTTGTTGTTGATTGATTATTGGTTTCGTTGGTGGTTTCATCATTATCATTATTAGTAGTCGTTGAAATATTTGGTGTAGGAGTTTCAACACCAGCGACATTAATTGGCATTGGACCATTTTTCTTAACATCTGCTGCTTCTTTCTTTAATTGGTTTTCAACAATAGGAGTTACTTCCTTCGTAACCCTTGCTGTATCTTCCTTTGCCAATCGTTTAGCAGCATCAAATGTCTTTGGTCCAAACTTATCGGTATCCTTCATTGTCCCATCTATATTGATGGTGTCGTCTGCTAGTAGTCTTCCTTCTGGACTATTGGGATTCTTATAAGAACCTCCAGTTACCATTGGAGTTCCAGTTGAACTTCTTCCAACACTAAATTGTGGTTTGTCTATACCAGCAATCCTACCCTCTGGTGAATTTGGATTGATATAATGATGATTGGTAACCTCGTTGGTTATATTGGTAGTGTGAGATGAAGAAGGCGCATTCGTAGTTGATTGATTATTAGTTTCGTTGTTGGTTTCATTATTATCATTATTAGTAGTCGCTGAAATATTTGGTTTAGTGCCTTCAACGCCAGCGACATCAATTGGCATTGGACCATTTTGCTTAATATCTGCTGCTCTTAGTTCACCCTCAACCCTTGCTGTATCTTCCTTTGCCAATCGTTTAGCAGCATCAAGTGTCTTAGGTCCAAACTTATCTGTGTCCTTCATTGTCCCATTTGGATTAATGGTGTCGTCTGCTAGTAGTCTACCCTCTGGTGAGTTTGGATTCTTGTAATTGAAATTTGGATTTGCTTTAGATGTCTTGCCAGTGGAATCAAATCCCTCGACTCGTTGGTTAGGTGAAACATTTAATCTTCTGCTATGCTCGGCATCTTGGGTTCTAGCATTACTGATTGCGTCTCTGTTTGTTTGTGCTTGGTCTAGAGTCTTTTGTGAAATATTAAAGGAACCATCGCTGTTGATGGATAATGGTTTACCGCTATCATCTACATCGGGGCCCCAATCAGAACCATCAGTTCTTATTGTTCCAGCATTTGGATTTGGTTCTGGTTTTGGTGCTGGTGGTCCTACTACTGGTTCTTGATGTGGTCCTACGAATGTCTTAGAATCCGGATTCTGTGAATTACGAGCAATCTTCTTAGCAGCATTAGCAGCAGCTTTAGCAGCATTATTTGCTTTGCCTCTTTCTATTCTGCTATTATTAGTATTATTATGACTAGAGGTATTATTATGACTAGAGGTATTATTATGACTAGAGGTATTGCTATGACTAGAGGTATTATTATGACTAGAGGTATTGCTATGACTAGCGGTATTGTTAGAGGTATTGCTATGACTAGCGGTATTGTTAGAGGTATTGCTATGACTAGCGGTATTGTTAGAGGTATTGCTATGACTAGCGGTATTGTTAGAGG